TGGAAACCACCTTAAACATTTAGATATGGCATCACAAGCAGAATTGTCACGATCATCAAAGAATAAAGCATTATCTACACAAGATAGTTCTTTAATAATGTTTAACCTTGTTTCTTGACTCATAAAAGGTTTTCCCTTTTTTCGTTCCAGCCAATGATCTGAATTGACTCCTACAAACAGATAGTCTCCATATTCTCTTGCATGTTTAAAGAGTGCAAGGTGTCCTTCGTGTAGTGGATCGAATCCACCAGTTACCAATACACAAGTTTTGTCTCTCATTGAATGTCTCTATAACGATAGGGTTGACTTTTATAATCGGGGTATGTATCTACTGTTGGTTCTCCATGTTCCTTTGTATATTCAATATAATCTAAATTATCTCTCTCTACACTATCTTTCGTATGTTTACGACTCTTTACATATCTCAACTCATTCCATTGATTCACATAACATAGCATTAATACATGAATCATCTTATGAGGGTCTTTTTTGCGTGTATATTCACAATCGGGTTTTGGTTTCACTCCGATCTCAATAGTGATGTAGTTATTTCGTTTGGGCCATCCCCTCTTCTCCTCCGTTTCTGTTCCTTTGAAATACACCCACCCCTCATGTACCATACCCAACTGAGTCGTCCATACTACATAGTCGTCCACTTCGGGTTCGTACATTACTTGATTCTCACTATCTTAATGTTATTTGGATTCACTCCTCCAGCCATAAGTTCCTCATATTTTGAGGTCGCTGACTCCCTCGAAAGGGAAGAATATGAAGAATCAGGGGGAAACCATCCATTTGTCTGTTCTTCTAATACATCATATAAGTTTGATTTCTGAGAGTCGCTTGATGTTTCTTTCTCTTGAACGATAGGAGAGAATGGTTCTCTTTCTCCATATACCTTAACTTCCTGTTCTCTTGTAAGTCGAATCTGTCGATCTAACTCACTTTCAATTTGAATAATCGACTCATAAAGGTATTTCTCAAAACGATTGTTCTTTAAGAGTGCCTTAACTCTCAATAGATGCTCCTGAGCTCTTACCAAGTCATCAAGTGATGTGACTAAATCCATGTTTGGTATCGTATGTTATAGTAATTATAACAGTAAAATCTTAGTCTGTCCACTCTGCAACTGGTTGCTGTTCTTGCTTTTTCTCCATGTTATCATAGAACCGATCAACTGCACCCTCCAACTCTTGATAGATTGCATCAATGTCCTTCTGATTATGTGCTGAGTGATTCTTCTCTGCATATACATCTAAAGAATAAAGAATGACACTTATCTGTCCTTCAGTTAGATTGACATTATGTAGAATGTCCTTAAAGTTGTGCTTCATAGTTCCTCTCCTTGTTTGTTGAATGATTTTACAAGTGTAGGAACATATAACATTCCTTTGTCACTTAGTTGGTCTAACTTCTCTTGAAACCAAGCATTATTACATGAATGTTCAAAGTCGTTGAGTGCATTGCCAAAATAGGTCTGGCTCCAATTAGTATTGTTACTCATCAGTACCAATCTCCTCAAGTGAGTTCATAATGCTAACAGTCTGGTTAAGCATCTTATCTCTCTGATCTACCAAATCCTCATCAGATAGTTCTCTGAGTGCTTCATTCAGTTTTCTTACTTGATGCCAAGACTCTTCCACTAAATTTGGATTTGAACCATCTGAAAATTCCTGTAGTCTTTCAATTACTTCTTCTGGAAAATATCCTTTGAAGTATGCTTGATCGCCAAATGCGATCTCATAAACTTCTTGCATGAACTCCTTTGCTGTCATTGTCATTAGTTGTCTCCGAATTGGTTTACAAGAATGTCCTCAACTTGATTAAGTTGGTCAGGTGTAAGGATTTCAATGATTGAATCAATCAGGTCATAGGGAGCATTGCTCTCTCCATGCTCAATGATGTCTGCGATCTCTGAGAAGATTGTAGTTTTTTGGTCTGAATAACGCATTGTGGGAATACCTTTTGTGCTATGTACTTATTATAGTAGATGGGTGGACTTTTACCACCCATAGTGGACACTAATTAAAGTGTCACTTAAATGCTGTGAGTGGATGGGGTCTGTTGTTAGTATAATCAATAGACTTGATACACCAACCAGTTTTGTCTGAAATACTGTCAACAAGTTCCTCTTCATCATCAACGTGCCATACTCCAAGTGCATTGTCAGTAATGAAATCCTTTTCTTCCTGAGTTAATTCCCACTCAGGGTTTCCATCACCAAATTCATCAAAGTCAAATTCGATTTTTTCAACAATAAAGAATGGCATTAGTCGGCCTCCAGATTAAATGTAATTACAAATTCATTTGTGTAGTCCTGATAGTCAGTAACTACAAGTGGGCATTTGTTTAACCACTCTTGAAAGTCCTCATAGCGTTGCTTTTTGACTCTCTCATACTCTAACTCAATGTTGAGTTCTTCGTTTGCTCTTGCTTCGTTCATTAGTTTTCCTCCATGTATTCGTGTGTGTTTTGGATTGTCAACTCATAGTCAACGACTCCGTTTGCATCTTCGTAATTGCAATCAAAGAATGATTCAAATTGACAATTAGTGAGAACATTCTTTTCAAGGTAGTAAAGTGCTAGGTTGTCATTTGGATTACATACACTCTTGTTGTAATCAACATAGAGTCCTAACTGCTCTACTAATTCATGGATTTTCATTATGCAACCTCCAAGTCAGATAGGTAAACGGATACAAGCATCATTTCATCTTGGTAATTCCAAAATTTAACAGTAGCAGTATTACTACTTCTGTTGAGTTGAACTACATCACCGTTTAGGTCATCATGTAGTTTGTGTTGAACTTGAGTACCGAGTTTGATCATTTGGGGAATCTCCTTTGGTTATATACTTATTATAGAGGATGTAGAGGGTAAATCCACATCCTATGTGCCACTTTCTTAATTGGGTAGATACCCTGCCAACTCACAACCCGGCTCATCATAGAACCAACTGATTGCTACATCAGGATAGTCTTGTTTGATCTTATGAAAGATACCTTCGGCAGGCCCCCATGCAGTATTGAAATCAAATTCTGCATAATCTTCATCTATCTCACTTTCTAAGTCACAAGCATCCCACTTAGTTCCCCAGTAGGTATTGGCCCAGTTATACCATCTATCATCATTCTTACCTGACTTTGGAAAGTTCCAAGATGCACATACAACTTCTCCTTTGTCATTTCTGTGAAGTTCCTCTACTGGAAGTTCTCCGTCCTCATTCTTAATCTTCTTCCAATCGGGTTGTGGTAAGATAGCATTGAATGGTCTATCTAATTTGAATTTCTTTACAAGTTCTTGGAATTGTGAATCATCATCATAGTTGTTAGATGAGATTGTAACTCTGTTTCTGCACCAGTTAGGCATTGTGGGAATCTCCTTTGTTTGCTATGTACTTATTATAAACGATCTAAGTCAGTTCGCCTGTGAACGTGTGCAGCTTTGTCAACTGGTTTAAAATCGGTCACTTGCTTTAAATTTTCCAGTATAATGTCCCCATCCATTTCTTCTTGGGGTGAAAACTCTAACCAAGAGTTCTCTAGGCAATATGCGATCAAATTATACTGATCTTCAGTCAATAGGTGTTTTTTGGATTTTAACATGAATTTCTCCTAAAAATGGGGGTTACTATCATACCTGAGAGTTACCAGAGGGCAGCCACAGACGATCCTGAGAGGACTTTTTTTCAGTCATTTCAGTCGAGTTGACAATCTGGGGTCTAATTTGTCAGTAATACCAAGTCTTTCCATTTTGTCCTTCATTCTCTCCTCTCGGAAGTCATCAAGGTTATTAATGATGAGACTTATCTTCGCATTGGCCTCCCTGAGTTCCTCATTACTAATAAAGAGTGAACTGTTCAATAACTTCATAGTAATAAGTGAAGTTGGAATTGCTACGACAACTCCTGTAAAAAATGCTGTAATCATAATCCTGTTAAAACGTCTAAGTAATGTTTTTCTTGTGCATTGTAAATCTTTGCTTCGATTTGTTCAGTCAGTTGTCTCTCTGAATCATCATTATACTCGAAAGTTTGGATAACCAGTTTGAGAAATTCTAACTGCTCATTATTGAGTGTAATCATTGTTTGTCCTCCTTACAGGTGCATAATCTGAGTAATTGAATTAACTTGTAACCAACTTCTTCGTTAGTTACATTGTCAAAATCGTCAAGTGATTCTGATTCTACCATTTGAAACTGTAATGCTTGAATGATAGTTTTCATTTCCTTTTTTGATAAGTCAACGAGTGTCATTAGAATACTCCTGATAAAGTAAGTTGCTGTTCGGGGATTTCTTGTTCTTTGATTTCTACAGTTTCATAGTCAAACTCTTCGTAATCAAAGTTCTGGTAATCCCAACCATGCTTTGCTTCATACTTTGCTTCATCCATGCTTTCAGCCAAAACAGTAAAGTATTCCATTTTGGTGCATTTGCGAGTTACATAGAACTCATGTAGTTGTGGTTTTTCGTAAGTCATTTGGAAGTACCTGCTGTGAGTAAACTGTCAAGATAGGAATATTCTATCTCATCAAGTGATGGAATGTCAGATTGCATAGGATACTGCCTATCAATAGTGTATTCATCATCATTGCCTTTGTAGTATGGATACTTGTTTGAATGACTTGATAAGAACAACTTACCCTGACAATTCGCAAAGTTGTCTGATGCTTTAACAGCTGACTGAACTAAGTAGTATCCCATAAAGTAACCATCATAGATGTATGTTACATACCTGATCTCTCTGGTATCAAGATCACAACAAGTGTAGTAAGTTCCTTGTGACTTGTTTGCATTTGCGAAACACTTGTAACCTTCTACTGGGTGTGAATAGATTTGATTACACATTACACTTCCTCCACAGTTTCAATAGTCCACTCTGAAACATATTCATCTTCTACATCAAAAGAATTGATGTTTGCGTGTGCAAGTTCTCTTGCCTGTTCTTCTGTGTCTGCTTCAACTAATACTGTGAAGTAGTTTACTTCTGAACATTCGATACGAAATTGGTTCATAGTGGGAATCTCCTGTGTATGTTTTTATTATAATGGATGTGTACCAGTTGTGTAGGATTTGTGGACACTAATCTAACTGGCACTAATCGTACATTTCTAAATCTTCAAATGCGAGGTGCATTGCCCTTAAACAATCTGCAATATCCACTTTATAATCAGTTTCCATGATAAGATTTAGAATATTGTCAGATAGTTCATTGATTTCTGCATCATTACAAATGGCTCTATCGTCCATATCATGGTCAATAAACTTAAGTTTAGTTCTCAATGCTTGAACATTTGGGTCAAGTTTTGTCATTATGCAACCTCCTTTGATTCTTGAACGAGTTCATCAAAATGATCTTCCCAATAGTTCTGGGCATCATCAATAAAATCTACATCAGATACCTTTTCATAGTATCTGTCAAGATCGTCCATAACATATTGAACAAGGTCTTTGGTTGACATATTATCAACTACTTGCTCAACATATGCAGATTTGAGATAATCAATCTGTTTTGCTGTAAGGTTCATAGTGGGAATCTCCTTTGTATGTTCTTATTATAATGGATGTGAAGGGTAAATCTACATCCTGTGTGACACTAATCTAAGTGTCCTCATCTTTGTTGATTTCCTTCCTCCTCTCTGCTACTCTTTTCAAGAACTCCTCATCAGGTGTAAACACGATTGGCCCCTCTGCAATTCTTTCTGCGAGTTCATCCAATAATGGGTCTTTTGGGTTGTTTGCGTTCTCAGTCATGTTAAAAAATGGGTTGCTTGAATTTCTAAAAGTTGTTACTATCTATTCTACCTCATATAAAGATAACCGCCAGCCCATCCTACATTTCTGTAATCAAATAGAAACTCTCTGTGAGTATCAACATTGAAGTTGAATCTAACATGCTTTGCAGGTGCTTTCCAAGATGCAGGTTTCAAAACATCCCCTGTCTTTTTATTGACAAATGAATGAACTGAACTATCTCTGTACTCATTTCTGTTTTGAAATGTATCATACTCAACTTGAACTACCTTGTAGTATTTCTTACCTTCTCTGATCTCAAACTTCATTAAGTTTGCAGTACCATCTTCGATACGTTTTAATTCGTCTGATGGGTAACTACTATTAGGGTCACTTGCTGCCATTCTCTCCATACTTCTCTTATGATCTTGTTTGTAGTTCTCTGTAATTGCTTCACAATACTGCTCTGTATATTCTTGAACTGAAAGGTTTGTCATGGGGGGTTCTCCGTTGTATGTTTTCATTATAAAACCCCACCAAGAGAAATGGTGGGGTTATGTGCCACTTTATAAAGCGGTTACTTCGACTGATGCAATGTCCTCAAGGACTGCTAAGATGTCAGAGCCTGTTTCTGCGTTAGAAAGTAGGAACTCTGCGAAATTGCGTGACATAATAATAATGCAATGGAATAAATTGGTGGACGAAAACAAAACTCAACTGCTTAAGTTCGATTTAAATGCGATTGAACGCAACCTTGAAAGTCTTAAGTTGGTTTGTTTTCGTATTCTTATTATAGCAATAAAAAACCCCCTGTGAAGGGGGCTTGTGACAGTTTGTTAATCGTCATACACCAGACATTCTGGTTCGTCTGGGTGGACATCACAAAATACCTCTAATACATTAGGGTCATGATGATCTCCTGCTTTGATTTCATCTTTGTGATGCTCTGCATATTCTTCTAAATCATGCAACTCATCTTCAATGTGATGACGCATTGGTTCAGAAGTTTTTGGGTCGGCAAGAATTTCCTTGTCCTTTTGAATATGGTCTTCGATTGATTTCATAGTGACCTCCATCATACACTATTATTTAGGATTAGTGGTTTTTTCTGACACATATGATTGTATTGCCAGTAAAGTTTCGAGTGGAATCCAACTCGGTGTTTCATTATCAAATTGCACTTCAACTTCAGTAAGATTTCTTTGGTAAAATCTACTAAAAGTTTCTCTAGTATTAGTCACGATACCGAAAGGGCTCATCATTCAGAATTTCTCCACTCTTTTCTCATCTTAACATATATCTCGTTTTTTGCAACTAAATCTCTTACTTTTTTAAATATTGTTGCGGATTGAGCATATTTACTCGTTGCATGGTCTTTTTCTTGTGGTAATATATCTCTCGTACCTCTCTTGTACTTTCTTCCTGTATTATGATTCGCATATCGTCTTGCTCTTGTAAATCCCATTTCAAGAAACTTTCGGCACATATCCATACCGATAAAGTCATTCTCGTCACGATAGTCAAGATACATTGCGAAAATCTTGTTAGATGATTTTACGGCCTCGTCAGGGGTCTTAAATCTCCAATAATTACAAATAGTGTTAGTATAAGGGCGAACCAATAGAACTCCTTGCTCTCCCCTTCCAATACGATAAAGTTTACGATTTCTCGCATCTTTAAAGTCAATGTTTTTGTAATCGAGTTCATAATTAAATTCCTTCATCCTTTTCAAATGGGTCATACTGTGGTTGTGGATTATCGAGATCTCTGGTAATGTCAATTATTTGATCTCGAATTTTTATAAATTCATTATAACATTTTTGGTTATGTGAACAAGACCTTAAATCGTGGTCAGGTTTGTACAAGGACTCAAGGAAGAGTGACTTTGCTCTCTCCCACTTTGTCCACTCACTCTCTTTATCTTGGATACTATTCTGATCTTTCATTTTAAAGAACTGCGGTTACACTAACAACTCTAGCATTAGGATTTCTAGCAAGTGCAACTTGCTTTGCTTCGTCATAATTTCTTGCATAAACCTGTTCCTTAAAGACACGGCCTGCAACATAAAGTTCAACTAGATGGTTCATAGTGTTTGTTATCTTGATTATATATTAACATAGTGTTGCCACTATGGGGTTTTCTTGTTACACTTTTTCAACTGTCTCCTGTGTTGCTCTACAAAGTTTCTTGCAGACTGCTCATTGCGACAGAATTTAAGGATTTCTCCCTCGTGAATGACTCCAATCTTCTTGCCATTTGACGGAATACCATAGTATCCATCATTTGTGGCAAATCCTTGTTTAGAATCCTTATAGAACCTAGCAATGGCCCTGAGTTCTTTCTTTTCTTCTGGTGTTTTGGTCATGAGTTCATGTAAGAAATAGCGGGTTCTCCCTTTTGGAATACGGTATCGACTACTGCCTGTACTCTCCTAGAGGTGCTGATACCTACCTTATCATATACTGGAATACAAACAAGTCCAAACTTTTTCTTGGTGCAACCAAGACGTATGACTCGACCAATCGACTGACTGATAGTAATATAGTCCATGTTTCTCATAAACAATACTGCTTCCAATCCCTTGACATTGATACCTTCAGAGAGTATGCTGTGATGCACTACAACAAACTTCTTGTCTGTCTTACCCCACTCGTTAAGTGTATTGAAGAATGTCTCTCTATCGACCTTCTTGCCATCAATGACCGCACCTGTCTTTGCTGTAATATACATCCAAGAATAACCACGATCCCATAGATCAGTCGCAAATGGAGAATCAGAGAACAATCTGACAATCTGCTTGGTTGATCTAGCACAAATCAAACTCTTGTTGATGTCATTGTCATCTATTGTAGCAATCAAATGCTCGCTGTCTCTCTCAGGGATTTGTTGTCTATCTTCAACAATATCAAACTGCTTCAACTTGACTTTAGGTGGTAGTATGAAACCATCATCAACTAACTTAGGAGCTGGCACTTGGCATATCACATTGCCATACACCTGTGGATTGTTCATACCAATCCTTTTGATAGTACGACTGTGCTTCGGTGTAGCAGTAAAGAAGTAAGTCCTGTCTGCATTTTCTGAGAAATGCTTGGTCGCAGGGACAAAGTTCTTCTGAACTGAGTTGTGTGCTTCATCAAAGTATATTGTATCCACATGAATATAACTCTCCTGTATTCTGTGAAGAGAATGATATGTAGTAAAGATGATCTTATCTCCTCTTGTATATTTGTGCCACATACAAATGTCGGTAGGCTTTGTACTACTGTAATGGCGTGTCTCTCCTGAGTGAACGTGCATAACAGATACATTGTCAAGCACTTCAAGAAACTCACTTGATAACTGCTCTGCCAATAGTATGCGTGGTGCAACAACTACGATAGTGCCACTAACTCTCTTGGCATCTTCTATCATACACATTGTCTTACCACCGCCTGTGGGTACAATGATCTGACCTTTGGAATAGTCAGTCATTGCTTGTAATGCTGTAGTCTGGTGGGGTCTTAGGGGCATCAATATCTCATCAATGAACCTATCATAACATAAAAAAACCCCCTGTGTAAGGGGGTGTGCCAGTTTTGCTTCTGGTCTTTAAGAATTTATAGTATCTCCGACAACCATACCAAAGGTATGTATAAGTTTTAGAATCTTAGTGTAGGTTGACCCAAGCACCACCAACTCTGAACTGTAATTTATTAGCAGTAGTATTAAATACAACCGCACCATTTGGAACTCCTGTTCCTCCTGTACTATCATAACCATCTACAAGTGCATCCCTTTGTGTTTCTGTAACCTGTGGTGGCATCATGTATGCTAGTTTTGTCACACTAGCAGATGTTCTCCCTGCAAATGCTGGTGCAGATTTAACATTATGGAAATCAACAGAACATCTAGCAGTCGCACCAATACCTATTCCACCGAAACAAATAATATCCTGTCTCGTAGTTATAGATGCTAGTGGTTCAACAACACTCGTATGAATACCAGTATTACCATTAGTTTCCATCACAATTCTTTGTGAAACACTTGGGTTGGCACTAAAGACCTTACCTGAACTCGTAATACCAATACCAATACCCTGAGTTACCTCTACCTGTCTAAAGGTTGAGAATCCTGTATTATTAACATCCCCTGCAATGTTACCAATAACATTACCTTGCAAGTCTCCTGAGAAAGCACCTTTAAATGTGGTTGCTGTTGCCACACCAGTTACATTTAAGTCACCTTGAACTTTTAACTTATCTGTAGGATTAGTAATACCAATACCCAAATTGCCTGAATCAGTCAGAGCCATCAATGGATTTGCATTACCCTTATGCCATACAAAACTATTAGTTCCAGTTAGGAAGTAGTTAAAGTGTCCATCACCATTGTTAATTAAATCTAGTGCATTATCTCCACTAAATGTAGATGCACCTCCACCATATCTGAGTTGTAGATTACTTACTCCTACCGCACCACCTTTACCAATAGTAATTGATGATGCAGTTGAACTTACAATTTGAATATTTGAATTAGCAGTTGCAGTTCCAATACCCAAACTGACACCAGTTGATATACCAATACTTGATGCAGTAAATGTTGCTGCTACTCCACTTATATTACCAGTTACATTACCAACAACAGGGCCTGCAATATTACCTCTAAATTCTGTTGCAGTTACAACCCCTGCCACGTTAAGTGCATCTAATTCTGCGTGTCCATCTACATCTATATCTCCACTAAATGTTCCAGAAGTCGCACTAATCGAACCACCTGACTGATTACCAGTTACGTTACCTGTTAAGTTACCACTAAATGTTGTTGCTGTGAGAGTTCCTCTTACAGTTGAATCATGTTCGGTGTCTAGTATGTTGGAATTAGTTTGAATACCATTACCCATCAAAGCATGACTTGAACAAGCATAATGTAAAACTGTTGGTGTAGTATCACTAATTACTATCTCGACATAAGAACCTGAAGCACCCTGAACACCATTAATAGTTACACCAGTTGTATATTGAGTTGTCTTGGCTGCATCATAATAAAAACGTAAAGGATGTAGTGCATTAGTGCCATCTGAAACATCAAAACGATATGTACGGCCGGGAGTGACTGTTATAAATGGTGCTGAGACTCCATCTATTAAGTATCCATTACTGCTCCCCTGTCCGTTGTATCTGTGTGCAGATGTCTTTGCTGCTACAGTTACGACTAACGTGGTTGTAGTGCCATGTATTGCCCTTAGAGTGCTATATCCTTTTAATGTTGGTGTTGAGAAGTCTGTTGAACTTAGAGTTGGAAGAGTACTTATCCCTGTCGAATCAATATTTCTGACTGTTATATCTGGTGTGCCTGTTAATCCTTGTGCATTAGTGGCAACTGTTGCTGAGGCTGCTAGAGTTGCGTTTGATGCAGTTCCAGTTAGATTACCAGTTACATTTCCTGTGAGATCGCCAACAAATCCACTTACAGCAGTTACAATACCTGATGCTTTTAAATTACCAGTAGAGTTAAAACCAACTCCTGATCCACTATTAGGATCTCCACCCACTTGGAAGGTATTGCGTGGATCGGTAGTTGCGATACCTACATTGCCCCCTGCATTGTAGATTGAAGTGAATCCAAGACCTACATCAATGTCTTGCCATTGTGATGTTGGTAAATTAGATAATGTTGAACCATCCCCCTTAAATTTTGTTGCAGATATAACACCACTTGTTGCGTCTAAAGTTATTCCTGTTCCTACCTTTATACCACCGAATGTTCCTACACCACTTATCTGTAAATTATTTGCAGTTACTATTCCTATTACTTTCGCATTTCCTCGAACATCTAAACTCTCGTCAGGCGAAGTAGTTCCCACCCCAACTCGATTACCTTTGACAACGAGAACCTCGTCATCAACCTGAACTCCATCCCTGAAATTAAAAGTCTTCCTTATATTAGGCATTTATCAATACAATATCTAATTTTAGTTATTTATTCACTTTCTGTTCTCTTATCTGCCAATCCAAAAAAACTCGTAATGGCATATCGACCATAACCATCAAAATAATCAGAATCTTTGATAGTCACTTCATTTACACCATGTTCTACCCAGCCGGGCATCAAGATTAGTGAGTTGTTGTAACATTCAAAACTATAATCGTATTTTGGAAATATTAATTCACCACCTTGAAACTTCTTTGGTTCACGATAAAAGTAAGAGAATCCAAGAAATTCAATATATTTATCAACATGTGGTTCATACTTATCGCCATCGTGATAATATCGTACCTTTGTATTATCATAGTTATTTTCCATAGCAAGAGATACGCAATCGTGAGTGTTAGCAAATACACTCATAATCTCATTGGCAAATACTTTTCTCGTAACCTGTAAGATGTTAGATAATTCTCGATACTTACCTTTATAAACTTTATCTAACCACAGTGCTTTTGAA